CAAGCTATTAACGGAAAGGGACTCAGCTATGTTAACTGATCCACTCCCGCTTAAGCGCCTTTCCCTCGCCACTCATGCGGCTATCTCTGTGGTTAACACCACGAGTTGGCCGCGTTTGGATGCAGGGGATGGCTCGGCGCGTTATGAAGTAGCTGCCCTCGATTTAATTAACGTGGGCACCTACTCCGCTGCTCCGGCCACTCTGCGGATCGCTCACTCAGTGAGCAACGAGCAGAAGCCGGTGCAGACGCGTCGAACCCTGATTCGTTTTGATGTCCCCATGTTGGGACTAAACGGTCAGGTCTACAACTCATATGCGTACGTCGTTATTGGGGTTCCCCAGACTAATCTGGCAGATCCCTCTGACGGTGTTTCGCCTGTATCTCGTGTCCAATTGGCCACGGATCTCGCTGAGTTGCTCGTTTCGGCTGTCGCGGTTTCTTCAACCGCGGCTACCCTCGACGAGACTAAGATCAACCGCATTCTTGCGGGTGAGTCTTAGTATTTAGCGATTAGTTGTAGTTGGCTGTTGTGTTATAGTTGCATAGTTGAGACTAGGAGGACCTTCCTTATGGAGATCCATAATAGCCTGGAGACTTACGTCTCCCTGACCGTGCAGCTGTACCATGATGTAGCTCAATGTTATCCTAATGTTCATGAGTCTCGGCACGACCTCCGCGTTTTGCGGAATCGTGTCGATTCAGAAGGTATCTCGTTTTTAACGAAGACCCTTCCTAAGCTAGGCAAAGCGATTGATTACGCTTTGCATAGTGACGCTCCTCTTCAAGTCTCGGGATTTCGAAAGAAACCCGATTCCGTAATTCCCCTATTTTTAGGGTGGTTACTAGAGAAGCTGTTCATGGACGATGGATATGTCCGGAGTGATCCGGACATAACCGCATTGAAACATCTGCGGCAGTTCTTGTACTTTACGTACAAGCTTAGCTTACCATATGATTATGAAACGGAAAACTCCGTTATTGAATCATTCATCGCAACCGAAGAGGAACTTTGTAATACAGAGTTCCCTCTTTGGTCCGATCCAGTTGCCTCGAGTGCTCGGCTATTTCTTAGCCGGGTTTTCGATGGGTTTGACGTTCGGGCGATTACGCCCCGACACGGACCCGGAGCTGTTTCGACTGGTGAGTCAACCGGCGAGAAATCAAATTTCTCACGGATATACTCTCCTCTCGAACGAATATATCCATTTACGGATTACTTCGTTCTAGGATCTAACCAGATCTTAGATCAGCTTGACTGGATACAGTCCTTGGAGGTCCTTGAGCAAGGGACGGCGAAAGTCGTCTTAGTGCCTAAGGACTCAAGAGGACCTAGACTCATATCCTGCGAGCCATTGGAACTCCAATGGATCCAGCAAGGTATACAACGGTCATTATATCGTTGGATAGAGGCGCATGAACTAACACGAGGTCACGTAAATTTTACGGACCAAACTGTTAATCGTCGTCTCGCCCTCGCTGGCTCACGTGACGGAAGTTACGTGACGCTTGATATGAAGGATGCGAGTGACCGCGTTTCTTTGAATTTGGTTAATACCTTATTCTCTGGAACGACCTTGCTCGAGGGGCTTCTAGCCTCTCGTAGTTCGGCTACACGGTTACCCGATGGTCGAGTAGTGCAGTTAGCGAAGTTTGCTCCGATGGGTTCAGCAGTTTGCTTTCCCGTCGAGGCGCTTTGCTTCTTTGCACTAGCTGTCGCAGTGTTGTATAGACGTAATAGGGCTCAGCTTCCCCCTGTCCCCAATTGGGGGCTCGGGAACGATCCCTACGCTGAACGCTCCTGGGCGAAAGCCCAGCGAGACGTTTACGTCTATGGCGATGATATCATAGTGAAGAAGGAAGACTATCTTCTTCTCTTGCAAGAGTTCCCTCGATTTGGACTAAAGTTCAACGAGGCGAAATGTTGCACGAGCGGATTCTTTCGAGAATCCTGCGGGTGCGACGCCTATAGAGGCGTCGAAGTCACACCCATCCGTTTACGGACTCGGTGGTCTCATCGCGGTACTAGAGACGCCAGTGAGCTCGTGTCCTATGTGGAGCTATCAAACTCCCTATGGAATGCGGGCTACTGGATTACGGCTGAATTCATCAAGGATATGGTCGAGGACCGTTACGGTCCTTTGCCATATTTGAGGAAACCAGAGTCTTTTATTGACCCATCCACGGGTCAAATTCGGACTTCGGGATCCCCCTTAATTGGGTTCTACCGTGATCACGTGAACCATACACGTTTAAATCGACAACGTTTAAAGCATAGGCGATTCATCCTTGAGAAGGATGGATCATCACCATGCTTGCAACGCCTCGAATATAGAACGTGGATCATCAGACCTGTACATAAAAAGTACGAGGTCGATGGTTGGAAAGAGTGCCTCCGTGTTATCAACACGGGGAGCACAGGTTCCGACACAGGTGTCTACGCGCTTCCCCGACGCGTTTGTTTACGTCGTGGGTGGGCATCGATTTAGTCAATCGATGTGCGATGTGTAAGTCGTGTAAAAACGAATGCACACCCCGCTACAGAAACGTAGCGTCAGCAGTTGACTATCATCCAACAGAAAGGACCATATATATGGTAACCCCTGTAAGTGATATCATGCGTGAGGACCAACCTATGATTGCTGTTTATCAGCAGTCAGGTACCTTATGCCCCGGGCTCGTGAAAACGAGGCTCCGGTGGTATATCCATACACTACCGGCGGACGCTCCCGCAGATGACTATCTGCGCGCGCTCGTCGGATTAGTTGTGGATTATTACCGCCATTACGGTCGGAATCTCTTGCGAGATTTCGTTTCCATGATGGGCAAGTAAGGCGTGGTTGGGTTTATCACGGCTACTGACGCGTCG